TCGATGCGACCGCGACATCACCGCGTTCCTGGACCTGGAGCCGGAGCGCGAGGCGAAGCGCGAGAACGCCAAGGAACGCCAGCGCAGGGCCCGGGAACGTCGGGCCGAGCTGTTCGAGGTGCTCCGCGGTCACAACATCGTCCCGCCCTTCGACACCACAACGCGGGCACTGGAGGCGCTGCTGTCACGCGTGACGAGTGCGCCACCAGACACGGCGCCTGTCACACCTGTCACGCGTGACAACACGGCTACCCATACCCACCTCCCAACTCCCACTACCCAGATTAAAGAGAAGAACCCCCCCGCTACGCGGGTCCCCCCTTGCCCGGATGGCGTCTCGGCGCAGGTCTGGGCCGACTGGCTGGCACTGCGGAAGGCGAAGAAGGCCCCGGTGACGCAAACGGTCATCGACGGCGCCGTCGCGGAGGCCCAGAAGGCGGGGATGACGACGGACCAGTTCCTGGCCGTGTGGTGCAGCCGTGGGTCGCAGGGCCTGCAGGCGGAATGGATCAAGCCCAACGAACGACCGGCGGCGCAGCGCGCGAACGGCCACGACATCGAGCCCGAATGGCGCCGCGAGCAGCGCGAGCGCAACGAGGCGTACCTCGGCCCGGCAGCAGCCCGACGCCGGCCCACCACCATCGACGCGGAGGCACACGATGCCGCTACCGACCTCCTGGGTTGACCACCTCTTCGCCAAGCTGGCCGTGCGCTACGGCGCGGCCTTTCTGCGGCAGTGGCCGGACGCCGAGCCGGCGCTCGTGAAGGCCGACTGGGCCGAGGTGCTGGACGGCACCAGCGGCGACGCGCTGGGCTACGCGCTGCGCTACCTGCCGGCCGCGCCGCCGAACGCGCTGCAGTTCCGCGACATCTGCCGGCGTGCACCTGCGCCGACGATGGAGGCCCTGCCTGCGCCGCACGAGCCGGCCGACCCCGGCCGAGTGCGCGAGATCGTCGCCCGGCTGCACAGCAGCGATGCGGAGACGGCCGGTCTGCCGCTGGCCGAGCGCTGCGCCCGCACGATCCTGCGCATCGTCGCCGAACGCGGCGGCCGGGTGTCGAACGCTCAGGCCGAGCAGCTGCGGGCGATGGCGCACATGCTGCAGCCGGACACGTTGACGCGGGCTCGGCGCTACGTCACCGGCATGCCTGCGGGCGTGCACAGCGAAGGGGCAGCGGCATGACCTTCGACCCCGAGATCGAGTCGCAGCCGGTCATCATCGAGCCGGGCTACGTGTTCCGCCGGTCCGCCCAGGCGAAGCAGGAATGGCTCACGACCGAGGTCGAGACGCTGCGCCGGGTCTACCCCCGCGGCGGCGCCCAGGCGGTGCGCGCCGAGCTTCCGGGCCGCACGCTGGAGGCGATCCGCGCCAAGGCCTCGGCGCTGCGCATCAAGTGCCGCCGGCCGCCGACTCAGGGCCTGCGCTTCGCCCGGATCTACCCGCAGCGCGACGACATCGACAACGCCGTCCGCGAGGGCTACATGCACGCGACGGCGAAGGGTGCGATCAAGGCCCTGGCCCAGCGCATCGGCCGGCCCGCGTGGTGGGTGCAGAAGCGCGCCGCGCAGCTCGGCGTGTCGCGGACGAACCAGACGCGCCTGGACAGCTGGAGCGCGGCCGAGCTGGCGCTCCTCGAGGAGTTCGCGCCGTGCACGGTGCCGGTGATCGTGCGCAAGCTGCGCGACGCCGGGCACTGGCGCACGGCGACGGCGGTGGCCGTGAAGCTCAAGCGCCTGCACCTGGAGCGCGAGAACCCCGACCGCTGGAGCGCGACGGCGCTGGCCCCGATGCTGGGCGTGAACCCGTCGACGGTGGCCGACTGGATCGAGCGCCGAGGCCTGCCGGCCACGCGCGAGGGCGCCGGGCGCGGCCGGATGATGATCGACCGCAAGCCGCTGCGCGCCTGGATCTGCGCGCACCCGCGCTACATCGACCTGCGGCGCGTGGATCAGACGTGGTTCATGGACCTGATCTGCAACCGGGCGTGAGGCGCGCATGATCTTCGTAGGCATCGACCCCGGCCTCACCGGCGCAGTGGCCGCCGTGGACAGCGCAGGCACCTGCACGGTGGAGGACATCCCGACCGTGAACCTGCCGGGCGACGGCTTGATCCGGCGCCGAGTGGACGGCCTGGCGCTGGCCCGCATGCTGCGCCACATGGTCCCGGCCGGGCACGAGTGCGTTGTCGTCATCGAGGCCGTGCAGACGATGGGCGGGAAGAACAACGCCGTCCAGACGCAGGGCAGCCTGATGCGCACCCTCGGCGCCATCGAGTCGGCCGCGGAGATCCTGCGCATGCCGATGAAGCCGGTTCTGCCGAAGGTCTGGAAGAAGCGCTACGGCCTGGGCAGCGAGAAGGGCGCCAGCTTGAAGATCGCCCGCGAGCTGTACCCGGTCGCGCCGCTGGGACTGGCCAAGCACCACAACCGCGCCGAAGCGCTGCTGTTGGCGCACTACGGGAAGGCGGAGCTGGCGTGATGCGCTGCTACCTCTGCGGCAGGCGCTTGGCGCGCGCTGCGGCCACGCTGCAGACGGCAGCCGGCATCTGCCACGCCGGTCCGACGTGCGCACGCAAGGCCGGGCTGCTGGCGCCGAAGGTGACGAAGCGGCGCAGGTTCACGGGAAGGCCGCGGAAGCTGCGGCCGACGTCTCAACTGGAGTTGCTGGCATGACAGACACGAAACAAGTGGCCGCTGTTGCGAAACGCAGGCCCCCAGCGGCCGGGAAGGGGCGCGTCAAGGGCTCGCAGAACAAGGTGACGCGGGAGCTGAAGACGATGGTCCTGCAGGCGCTGGACAAGGCCGGCGGCGTCACCTACCTGACGGCCAGGGCGAAGGACCCGAAGACGGCGCCAGCGTTCTTGGCGCTGCTTGGCAAGGTGCTGCCGCTGCAGATCACGGGCGACAAAGACAACCCGCTGACCATTCAATGGCCGGTCCCGGCTTCCCGCGTTGAGCGTTGACTACACCCCGCGCGGCTACTTCCTGCCGTACCACGAACGGGAACAGCGTTGGGCATGCATCGTCGCGCATCGGCGGGCGGGCAAGACCGTTGCCACGGTGTTTGACTTGCTGACGGCGGCGCTGAGCACGAAGAAGCAGAACGGCAGGTATGCCTACATCGCGCCTTACTACGCGCAGGCAAAGGCCATCGCGTGGGACTACTTGAAGCGGTTCGGCGCTCCGGTGGCTGACCGCATCCTTGAATCGGAGCTGGCGATTGACCTGAAGAACGGATCGCGGGTACGGCTGTTCGGGGCGGACAACCCGGACGCATTGCGGGGCATCTACTTGGACGGGGTGGTACTCGACGAGTACGGCGACCAGCGGCCCACGGTTTGGGGCGAAATCATCCGGCCTCTGTTGGCTGACCGCAGAGGATGGGCTACGTTCATCGGAACCCCAAAGGGCAAGAGCCACTTCTACGACATCCGAGAGCAGGCCCGCACCAGCCCCGATTGGCAATACCTCGAACTGAAGGCATCGGAGACTGGCGCACTGGCCGCTGACGAGCTGGAAGACGCCCGGCGCACGATGACCGATGCGCAGTATCAACAGGAGTTCGAATGCGCCTTTGACGTGCCAGCGTTGGGCGCGATCTACGCCAAGGAGTACCAGGCGGCCCGCAACGATGGCCGGTTCTGCAAGCTGCCATACGACCCCATGCTTGAAGTCTCGACGCATTGGGACATCGGCATTGGCGACTCCACGGCGATCTGGTTTGCCCAGCGGCACCGCACCGAGGTTCGGGTGATCGACTACTACGAAGCCAACGGCCAGCCGCTGAACCACTACGTCAACGTGCTGAAGGACAAGCCCTACACCTACGGCTATGACTGGCTGCCGCACGATGCCCAGGCCCGCGAACTGACCAGCGGCAAGAGCACGCAGGAGATCATGACCGGGCTCGGCCGGCGCGTGAAGATCACGCCAAAGCTCACGCTTGAAGACGGGATCAACGCCGCCCGCATGGTCTGGCCGCGGTGCTGGTTTGACGAGACGAAGACGGCGCGCGGGCTTGAGTGCCTGCAGAACTACCGCCGCGAACTGAATGCCAAGCTGGGCGAGTTCAAGCCGATGCCGGTTCACGACTGGGCCAGCCACGGGGCAGACGCTTTCCGCTATCTCGCGGTTTCAATCGACAAGACGGGCGCCAGGCCAAAGATGGACCCGATCAAGTACCAGACAGGCGGCATCGTATGAAGCACATCGCGCCGACAGACGTAACGGCACCGCCAGACGGCTGGGGCTGGGCAATGAAAGACCTGCACTCATGTCGCAAGAGCACCGGCGAGATGAAGTACGTAGTCAGACAAAAAACGTCAAATGGCGATAGGTCCGCTGGGCCAATGTCTGCGGCATTGGCAAACGCTTTGATGCTTCAGTGGAACAACGAAGCAAAGGCGGCGGCATGAGTCTCGCGCAAAAGCTGTACGCCATGCAGGCGTCGATTGACGAGCTGAAAGCCAAGGTCGCCGAGCTTGAGCGATTGCTTCCGCCTATCGCGTTGCAGTCTCCGATAGTTTCTTCTACAATCGCGCCGCCTCCGCGAAAACGAGGCCGACCGCCTAAAGCCTGAAGGGAACTATGGCAATCGACAACGATCTACTGTTGGCTGCCATTGATTTCGGGCGCTCCCGTTCGTACGGCTCCGACCACAATTCGGAGATTGGCCGCCGCCGCGCCGAGGTGATCGAGGCGTATCTCGGGCTCAACACGAACCCGGCGCCCGAAGGCCGCAGCCAGGTTGTCGATAGGACGGTCTATCAGGTCATCTCGACCCTGATGCCTTCGTTGGTTCGCATCTTTGCGAACTCTTCCGACGACATCGTGAAGTTCATCCCGGTAGGCCCCGAGGATGAGCCCGGCGCAGACCAGACCACGGCCGCCATTGCGCACGTTGTCACCCAAGAGAACCATTGGGAGCAGATCTGCGGCGACTGGCTGCTTGACGCCATGCTGTCGCCCACGGCTTACGCCATCGCGTACTGGGACGACTCCGAGACGCTGACGCGCGAACGGTACGAAGGCCAATCTGACGACCAACTCGCAGCCCTGATGGCCGACCCCGGCGTCAAAGTGCTGCAGCACTCCGAGTCGGTGGACGAAGAGGCCACGAAAGAGGCGCAGCAAGCCTATCAGCAGGTCCTGCAGCAGTGGCAGATGACCATGATGCAGTGGCAGCAGGCCGCGCAGATGGCACAAGCCCAGGGCCAGCCCGTGCCGCCGCAGCCCCCGCAGCCGCAGCCGCCGCAGCCGATCATGCAGCACGACGTGCTCATTGAGCGCGAGGAATCCGAGGGCAAAGTCTGCATCAAGGTGCTGTCGCCCGAGTATTGCTATGTCGCCATTGATACGCCGGACTGGACGCTGACGCAGTGCCCGTACTTCGAGTACCGCACGCAGAAGAGCCTGCACGAACTGCGGTCGATGGGCCTCGAAGTGCCCGACGACATTTCGGACGACGAAGAGCCGAACGTGTACGAAGACTGGGCGCGCGACCGCTTCGATGAGACGCAAAACATGTTCGGCGAGGAAGAGCCGGGCGCAAATCGGCAGGTTTGGACGCGCATGATCTGGCTGCGCGCCGACGTGGAAGGCGACGGCAAGTCGCGCTTGTACTACGTCATTGCCGTAGGACGAGAGATCCTGTTCGCAGAGCCCTGCGCGCGGATTCCGGTGGCGTCGATGACGATGCAGCCGTTGCCGCACCGTCACCCGGGCATGTCGGTCGGGGAGACGATCCTTGACATGCAGGAAGTCAGAACCGCCGTCAAGCGCGGCGGGCTGGACAACCTGTATCTGCTGAACAGTGGCCGCAACGTCATCAGCGACAAGGTAAACCTGGCCGACATGCTGGACAGCCGGCCCGGTGGCGTTGTTCGCCTGCTGGACGGGGCAATGCCCAGTGAGGGCCACGTTCAGCCGCTGGTGCACCCGGTCGCCTTCGATCAGATCATCAGCTCGCTCGAATACTTCGACCAAGAGTCGCAGAACCGCACCGGGGCCAGCCGGTACTTCGCGGGCACCGATGCCGGCGCGATCAACAAGACGGCAAGCGGGACGATGGCCCTGCAGAACGCCGCTTCGATGCGCGTCGAGCACTACGCGCGGGTCATTGCGCCGGCAATCGAAACGCTGTTCAGCATCGTTCACGAGCTGGTCAGCAAGCACAAGAACAAGCCGCTGACCATGAAGCTCAAGGGCCGGTGGGTCACGGTGGACCCGCAAGCCTGGCGCACGAAGCGCGATGTTCGCATCTCGGTCGGCGTGGGCGCTGGCAACAAGGAAAGCATGCAGCAGCACCTGCAGATGGTGCTTGCCAATCAGATGCAGATCGGCCTGCCGATGGGCCTTGTGGAGCCCCGCAACATCCGAGAGACGAACGTCGAGATTCTGAAGCTGGCCGGCTTCAGCAACCCGGACAAGTTCTGGCCCGACCCGCAGAGCATCCAGCCGAAACCGCCGCCGCCGAGCCCTGAGCAGATCAAGGCGCAGACGGAACAGGCCAAGATGCAGTTTCAAGCGCAACAGGATCAGATGCGCTTCCAGGCCGAGCAGCAGTCTGAACAACAGCGCATGCAACTGCAGGCGCAAGTGGACTCGCAGCGCGAGGAAATGCAGGCCCGCCAGAAGCAGTTGGAGCTGCAGCAGCACGCCGAGCTTGAGCGCCTGCGTGCGGAGTACCAAGCGGCCCAGGAACAACGCCGGCTTGAGTTCGAGCAGTGGAAGGCTTCGCTGGACGCTTCCGTCAAGCTGGAAATCGCCAACAAGTCCGCCCAGACCGCGATGGACACCGCGCAGCCAAAGCCTGACCCGCAAGTCGGCCAGGTAGTCGAGATGCTGCAGCAGTTCATGGAAGAGGCAAGCCAGCCCGCCGAAATTGTGCGCGACCCGAACACCGGCCGCGCGGTCGGGATCAAGCGCGGGAACAAGGTTCGATCAATCGTCAGAGGCCCGGACGGTCGGGCCGTTGGAGTTCAGTAAATGGCACTCGCCTACGCAACCACTTTGCGCAATGCAATGTTGGACGAAATCACGACCGCTGCCGGCGGTTCAGCCTTGCTGCGGATCTACGACGGCTCCCGGCCTTCGACCGGCGGCACCGCGACGACCCTGCTGGCCGAACTGACGTGCAACGCGACGTTTGCGCCCAGCGCGGCAAGTGGCGTGCTCACGCTCAACGCCATCACGCAGGACTCGTCGGCCAACGCCACGGGCACGGCGACATGGTTTCGCATCGTCACCAGCGGCGCAGCCTTTGTGCTGGACGGCAACGTCGGCACCTCTGGCAGTGACCTGAATCTGACCACGACGAGCATTGTCTCGGGGCAGCCGGTCAGCGTTACCAGCTTCGTGATCACCGAGGGCAATCCGTGAGGCTGCGAAAGCCAATCCAATGCGTATGCACCAAGTGCAGCGCCGCATTTGTTCGCTATCGGAATCGCGGCGACATGGAAGTCTGCGCGCCTTGCAAGTCAAAGAAAAGGCTTGCTGATTGGGCTGCGGCAAACCCTGAGCGACGGGCCGAGTTGCGGCGAAAGTGGGCGCAGGAAAACCAGGACAAGGACCGCAAGAGCAAGGCCGACTGGCAAAAGAGGAACGCAGTTGCATGCGCCGAAAAGGCTGCGCGCTGGCGGGCTGCAAACCCGGAAAAGGCTGGAGCGATTCTGAGGTCGCACTACCAGCGAAACCGAGACAAGTGCATTCAGCGCGTCGTTGATCGCACCAAGGACGCACGAACGCCCGCATGGGCAGACAAAGACCTGATCGCCGACTTGTACCGCCTTGCTCGCATTGCGTCCAAGCATACGGGGATTGAATTCCATGTTGACCACATCGTGCCCTTGAGGGGCAAACAAGTCTGCGGCCTGCATTGCCAAAGCAACCTTCAATTGCTGCCGGCAGACGCAAACCGCAAAAAGTCAAACCGCCTTCTCGAAGGCAACGCCTAAGCGGGGTCTGCGATGTCCATCGGCCAATACCCCGACCGCGTTAAAGAGACGAGCACCACCACGGGCACGGGCTCGGTCACGCTTGCCGGCGCAGCGACGGGATATCGCACGTTCGCGGCTGCGCTCACCAGCGGCACGTCGGTGGACTACTGCATCGCGCAGCAAAGCGGGTCTGAGTGGGAAGTCGGAGAAGGCGTGTTCACCGCGCCGTCCACGCTGTCGCGCGTCACTGTGTACTCGAATCACTCCAGCACGACCAGTCTCGTCAACTTCAGCGCCGGCACCAAGGACGTGTTCGTCACGTTTCCCGGCGCTGACATTGACCGTGTGCAAAGCGCGGGGCGGATCGTCGCTACCGCAAACCTACAGAGCATGAACTGACATGGCAGGCAACACCGACCCGATCTATTCCCGCCGCGGGCAAATCCAGGCCATTGCGATCACCGCTGCCAACACGTCCAGCCAGGGCGGCGGGACGATTGCCACGGACATCTTCAAGGCGTTTGAGGCTGACGCCACGAACGGCAGCTTTGTACGCGAAGTCCGGTTCTGCTTGGCTG